ATCCCCTGCATGGGTGTGTGCTTTAAGTCGCTTGGTGCATTGAGGGAGTTACAGTCCCCTGCCACACCTTGCGGCCTGTCGCCCACTTCTAGCGGATGCCTACGGCCTTCCAGTGGCTCCGCCATAGCACGGGGATGTTTGGTTAGTAAAGCACCAAATGCATTAGGGCACACTATTAGATGAAGCAGGGTCCAAGCCCCTGCGGGTCTAGAAGTCCCTCACGAAACACATCCCAGAGCATCCTCACTGTAGTGAGTAGGCCAGTGTCACTTAGGCACTACCAGCCCTGAACTCTGCGGAAGTTCCTCTCGTGATCCCAGCATAAGCGCTGAAGTGATCCGAGAGGTTAAACAACCTCAGCAAATAACAATGAAAAGCCAGGACTAAAAGTCAGGCTAAGCACACATTATTCCTGGTCTAAAAGTTAAGAGGTAGTAGTAGATGTTAAGAGCCACCATAAGAAAGCTGAAGAGGTTTGTGTTAACTCTCGCAGCTTATGAACACCATTGTTTAGCTAACCGTTGTGTTCAACAGTTGCGACTGCATTCTTCCCAGCAACTAAAAGACATTGGATTGGGCGACAGGGAAAGCATCAGCAAGGCGGCTCATGCTAAGTGTCCTTGGTGCCATCATCATGTGTGGCAAGTGTTCACTAAAGGTTGCTGATGTCGCTATGGCTTGCTCGTGCCTAGCTCCCAATCCCTGAAGAAAAGAAAATCAGGGTAGGCCAGACAAGTTTCGCTAATGTCTAATATGGTCGGGCATCGGTCGGCCTGTGTTTACTGGCGATTACAGTGGGATAAGATATCCCCCGCATCTATTAGCTATAGGTTACAGTAGCTTACGATATAGCATCATAAGATAATCAATATAATTTAGGTTCCCTGAGCATTTTCAGCACCCCCGTACACGTAAAAACAACTTCAATTCAAAAACGAGGGCTAAACCGCTTGTTGTTGTTGTTGTTGTTCGGCCTTTGAAAGCAGAGGCCCCCCATAGAAACGTAAAAGGATTACCCCAGATGGCCTTAGAATCCGGCACTTATATAAACAGCCTCAACGCAGTTAACCCTGCGGCCACTGACGGTATCGCCCAAGCTGACGACCACATGAGACTAATTAAAAGCACTGTAAAGGCATCCTTTCCAGGTGTAACAGGGGCAGTCTCCAGCACCCATACAGAGCTAAACGCACTAGATGGATTTACTGGAACTGTGGCAGACTTAAACTACGCCAAAGACCTCAGGGCAACTGGCGTCACAGCCGCTGAGTTTGACTATCTAGACGGTGTAGTCTCTGCACTACAGACACAGATAGATGCCATCCCGAAGCTTGTGAAAACAGTGAATGCCAATAGTAACGCACGTTTCCCGAATGTAGGCGCTACAGAAAGCCTAGACCACAGGGTCGGGGGTGTCTCCAGATACCCTAAGTTCCTTGTTGCGTATGCTGTCGCTGACAGTGGTAACAACGGATACTCAGACCAAGAGAGGGTATTCATTGGTGGCAGTGACACCCAGTTTAATGCCCAAAGTGGTATTACTATAGGCTGGGATTTGGTCAACATTACATACCGTATAGGAACTAACGCCTCTGGGTTTACTCTTATGTCTAAGACCAATGGCAACTCCTTAAACATCTGTAATGATGTTAATTGGCTTTTGAAGTTTGACGTCTACGCTTAGAGAGGAATAACCCTATGACCAATGTACCAATAAGGGGACTTGGCTCTACTGGTGTTATTGCTGATGTGGGTAGCTACAACCTACCAATGACAGCTTTCACTAGAGCTAAGAACGTAAGGTTCTCTGATGGCAATGTGATGGCTGGACCAGTGTTTCGCTCAGTATCTGACAACATATCCTATGTGCCTCAGTTCTGCTACGCACTGGCTTCTTCTACTTCCTATGACACCATCCTAGTCGTAGACAATACTTTTGATCTTTATGAGTTTGCTAATGGCACTGGTACTCAGAGGTTTAACTCTTCGTTGTCGGCTGACAATGAGGCAGTAGTTTCTGCAACCACCCTAGCGGATGTTGTGTATGTAAACCGCAATGACACTGTGCCTGTGGCGAGAGTGCCCAGCGCTACTAATTTCACTGCGCTGGCTAACTGGCCGTCTAACCATAAGGCTGGTGTACTACGCAGTTACGGGGACTTCCTACTGGCACTTAACATGACTGAGGGTAGCAACAGCTTTCCCAACCGTGTCCGTTTTTCTGATGCCGTTGTGGCTAACTCTATCCCAAGCACATGGGATGCGTCTGATACCACCAACAGTGCAGGGTTTAACGACCTAGTACAGATGGTAACTCCAATCGTAGATGGGGCAACTCTCGGCACGAACTTTATGATCTACTCTAAAGACCAAGTTTGGATGATGGAGTTTGTAGGCGGTACATTTATCTTTAACTTCCGTAAGGTATTCGATGACTGCGGAGTTATGTCTCAGGATTGCATAATAGAAATAGAGAACAAGCACTACGTCTTTGACAGGGATGACATCTATGTAACTGATGGCAACAGCCGCCAATCTATTTGTGATGGCAGGGTCAGAGATTACATCTTCAGCGGCCTAGACAACAGTAAGTCAGACGTTTGCTTTGTAATGCACAACTCTAAGACAGAAGAGTTATACTTTTGTTATAACAGCCAAGATGACCTAGTAGGATACGGCATCAGTGGCGCTGGAGTTGACCACTGTAACCGCGCAGCGGTCTATAACTACAAGGAAGACCTATGGTCATTCCAAGACCTTCCAAACGTAGTTTCAGGCACTGAGGCCAACATTAACACTACAGTAACCTATAACTCGACAGACATTGTCTATGGTGGCCCTAATGTCATAGGTATTGGTGGCAGCTACAAAGACCAAGACAGCCCCTTTACCCAGCACCCTATAGTATTGGCAAAGGCATACGCTGGTGGGCAGAGTACCCCACTGTCTAACTCTAAGTTATTTGGTGTGGACCTAATAGACAACGGTTCCATCAGCACGGCCTTTGACAGCGGCCAATCAAAGCCACCGTACTTAGAGAGAAGTGGCCTAGATTTAGATGAGCTAGGTATATCCATAGATGGCTACAAGACCATCAATAAGATCCTACCACAGATTAAAACTGAAAACACTGATAAAGTGTTTACGTTTACTTTAGATGCAGATGACATTGTGCCATCATCAAGTATTTTCTCAGGCGGTACAAACATAGAGTTTAATTCCGGCACTGAGTATAAAGTAGATACGCGACTAAGTGGGCGTTACCTATCATATAGACTTAGTGTTTTACACAGCGCCGCCAACAATGGCCGGAAAGACTTTAAGTTCTCAGGCATGGACATTGATGTTTTGGTAACTGGAAAGAGGTAGCTATGGCTCTATCCGATAAGATTAACCTACTTGTTAAAAAGTATGTAAGGCGTCCACTGCCTAGCTTAGATGCTGATAATATACATTTGTATATACAGGACGAACTAAGGTCACTTGAGGCAACTCTGAGATCACTTTCCGACTCAAGCATACAGGTAAGTGACCGAGATCCAGATGCTCCACGTAAGGGTATGGTTCGCTATGCTGTAAGCCCTTGGAACCCATTAAGTAATAACTTTAGTGGTCTAGTGGTCTATAACGGTTCAGCTTGGGTCGCGGTATGAAGCAAGACTTAAAAAGGCGTCAGTCCATATCAGAACTTGAGTATGTCTTGAAACGTGCCATCAGCGAAGGCGATGCCACAGATGATACTGATAAGATGGGCCTCAAGCACTTATTCACCCCAACGGATGATGTTTACGGGTGTTCTACATACGCCAGAGAGCTATTTATTCCCGCAGGCATGACCGTAGTCGGTAAGATACATAAGAAGCCGCACCTGGCTTTCCTAATGAAGGGCACAATGCTGGTCACAACCGAAGAGGGTGATCTTAAGCGCATGACAGGGCCAATGAGCTTTGTGGTCCCAGCGGGCGTAAAGCGGGCTGCGTACATCGAGGAAGACATTACCATTGTAAACGTCCACCTCACCAAAGAAACGCAAGAGGCTGACTTAGAAAAGGTCGAGGCTGAAGTAATAAGTCCGAGCTACGAGGCCATGGGCTTAGAAGAGCCTGACCTCTCTGGAATAGAAAAACTAATAACATCTACGAACACAGATAAAGAATAGGAAACCATCATGGCATGGATAGCAGTAGGAAGCGCCGTTATAGGCGGTGTCGCAAGTATTGCAGGCTCCAATAAACAGTCAGCCTCAATAGATAAAGCGACAGACGCACAGTCGGCAGGCTTTAACCAGTATAAGCCTTATGTAGACAAGAACCTTGCTGGAGCCGAAGCTGCCTTGGACCAGAATATTGCGGCAGGCGCATACGGCGGCCCTACGTTGGCTGGTCCAAACGATTTCCAAAGAAACACAGCTAACATGAGTGGAACCTTTGGTAATGAGATGATGGCTGGTGGCAACCAGATGATGAACAACAACAACCAATTTGGCGGCAATTACAACGATTTGTATAATAAAGGAGGTGATCTTTATGGTAGGTCCAACGATCTGTACGATAGGGGCGCTGGCATATATGACCAAAGCCAAGACCTATACGGACAGAACCAAGGACTTTACGACAGGAACGCTGGCCTTGCTGGTCAATTCCAAGGGATGTCCGATGCCGCTAGGGATACTGATAGATTAGCTTCGGCTAACCAGTATGCAATGCGTAACTCCGGCGATTTAGTTGACAATATTATGCGCGATGAAAAACGCAACCTAATGGAAAAGACAAGAACTGGCATTGACATGGCTGCCTCTGGTAGTGGCAACACTAACTCAAGTCGGGCTGGTATTGCTGATGCTGTAGCAACTAGAGCTTATGATGACAGACGCGCTGATGTTGCTACGGATGTCCAAAACAGACTTGTGGACAGAAGCCTCGCAAGCCAAGCACAGCAATTCAGTGACCAAAGCGGTTCATTGACTAACGTAGGTAATTCATATGGCGCTATGGGTAATAACATCTCAGGCGCTGGGTCCGCTTTAGCTGGCTCGACCAACGCACTGAATGCACAGGATGGCTACCTAAACTCGGCTGGCAACCAAATTGGAAACATGGGCCGCGCTAATCAGGGTATTATGAACAGTTACAATACTGGCATGGATACTATGGGGCAGGGCGCACAGTTTGGCATGGCTGGTGGTAACGCCTTGCAGGGCATGGAACAGACGGCAATGAATGACCAGAGGGCCAAGTTCGAGCGTGACCGAGATTATGAGATGAAGGCCCGACAGGACTATCAGTCCCAAATCCTCGGAAAAGCACCGTCAACTATTGGACGGGTAGACCCTAACTTGACCGACAACATCTCGGCTGGCTTCGGTGGAGCAATGCAAGGCTACGGGTTCGCTAAGAATATGGGCTACGGCGTCAATGATCCAAACAGACCAACCGCAGGCCTTTCTGATTTTATGAACGGCGGACCATTTTCGGGGTATAGCTAATGGAAAATCTAACTGATGCTTTACGCACAGACCCAGTGTTTTTAAAAGCCGCTGGTAAATTTAAACAAGACCCAGACACTTACTGGAAGACCCTTTCGCCTCAAGCAAAGTCTATGCACGTTTCACGCATGGCATCATCGCCGCCTGCACTAGAAACAAAGCCTGCCCCTAAGTCTATGGAAGAAATGGACTACGAAGATTTCTTAAATCTATCTAAGGAACAGGGCGGTGTCCCTGCGGGTGCTGAGTTTCCGGCACTAAATAGTGCAATGGAAACAGGTGAAGATCTAAAAGCAATAGATACAGAACTACAGCGCCGTCAAACAGAGAGCATGGCGGCCATTGATGAAGGACTTCTGACTGAGAATGCCCAAGCTGGCGACCCTGCCTCTATGACAGAACTACAGCGCCGCATAAAAGGCCGCGAAACAGCGCCATCACAAATAGGCCAAAATCCACCAATCGAGGGCATTCTTAGTGGTACAGTTGGATACCAGCCGCCAACCCGTGACCCTAATGATCCGAGAGGCCCAGCGCAGATACCGCCGCCTGTTCTTAGTGACAGGATGAACGATCCGAGAGGCGTACACCAGATACCTATGCCTTCAGGAAGCCCAGTGCTTTCAAATCCAGACCTTATGGACCCAAGAGGTCCGCACCAGATACCACAGAACCCAACAATGCCAGTTCTGACTAATACTACCAAGCCAGATGGAAGCGGCGGTGGTGTACTAAGCAAGACAGTTGGCGAGGGTCCGCAAAGAAACAACGGTAACGCCCGTGGTTCTAATATGTCCTTCAACAAGATTGGCAGTGGCGAAGATCGTACAGCATACGCAAATACGCCTACGGGTGAAATGCTCATGCGCGTTGGTGGTAAAATCGCCGCTGGATCAGCAAATGGCTACAACTCTGCTATGAACGATGGCGTCCAAGAGTACGGCGTAATTAAAGACGGCGACAGGGCAAGAGATACAGAAGCTTACTTAGAGCAAGTAAGACAGCAAGAGGTAGCCGATGAGGCCGCCGCTGACCTTGCTGGTGGCACACCTGTTGGTCCTCCAGAAGCAGTTTACCAACAAGCTGCTCTTACAGCTTTAGACCAAGTACAAAGCTTTCTTGATGCAGACGGCCCATTAAATCCGTTTGACAATGTAACTG